ACAAGACTGCGTTGGGTACAGACCATATCCATAATATCCATGAGTTCTACGACAGTGCTGGCAACGAAACGATATTTAGCACTGGCAACAACAAGATACTGAGTGGCACGACTACGCTGACAGATGTCACCCCCGGCTCATACACGATTACCGCTAATGATTGGAAGATCGTAAACTTTAACGACAAGGCTTATTTCTTCCAGAGAGGTTTTGACCCATTAGTTCACGACAATAGTAATGGGCTGAGAACCTTCACCGTGGCTAACGGTGGTGCTACTAACGCTACCTTCAAGGCGAATGAGGTTGTTGCTGCATTTGGTAGGCTGTTTATTGCTGGCAATGCTACTAATGACACCATTATTTACTGGTCTGATCTATTAGATGGCAATGCCTTTACGGGCGGGTCTAGCGGCAACATTGATGTATCCAAGGCATGGCCCGATGGGGCTGACAAGATTGTTGCCTTAGCTGCACATAATGACTTTCTTGTAGTCTTTGGCGAACACAGCATTATTGTTTATAGCGGTGCTGATAGCCCTGCAAGTATGGCGATTAGCGATACGGTGTCAGGCGTAGGTTGTATCGACCGCAAGACAGTGGTCAGCATTGGCACTGATTTGTTGTTTTTAAGTGACGATGGTCTGAGAAGCCTTGGTAGGACAATACAAGAAAAGTCTCTGCCTATATCTGACCTTAGCCGTAATGTAAAACAAGACCTGATTGCCAAGCTGGCATCTAAAACTAGCCCTGCCAGCACCGTATACAGCCCTGAAAACTACTTTTACCTGTTGTGCTTACCCGACAGCAACCTTGTTTATTGTTTTGATCTTAGGGGTCGGCTGGAAAATGGCTCATTCCGCGTAACCAAGTGGCCTAGCGTAGGGTTCAAGTCCTTTGCCAGAGACAGGGATGGCACTATTTATATAGGCACTACAGATGGCATTGGTAAATACGATGGTTTTGATGACAACAACTCATCTTATATCTTCCGATATTCAAGCCCTGGTTTAACCTTTGGCGACCCATCAAAGATCAAGATTCTTAAAAAGATACGGCCTACGATTATTGGTGGTAACAACGTAGACATTGTTCTTAGCTGGACTTATGACTTTTCGGTTCAGGCCAACACGTCACGGTTTAGGGTGGGGTCTACGAATCCGGCTTTCTTTGGGGTATCAGAATACACCCAAGCAGAATTTAGCTTAGGCGATCTGATTAGCCGCAAGTCTTTAAATTGTACGGGTAATGGCACTGTGATTACGGTAGGTTTGCAAACAGAAGTAAACGGTGCATCTATATCCTTACAGGAAATGAATGTCTTGGCGTTGATAGGTAAGACGCTGTAATGATTTTAAAGTGAGAGGAACGTACTAATGGCTCATATACCGGGGCATCCC